GCCGGTACACCTGTGGGCCTAGTCTCAATTGGCCACAGACGTGGCGCCACCTCGGGCCTTACAGCGAGGCCTTCGTCCAGTATCATCTGCGGGGAGTCCCTGCCTCCATGAGCGTCTGGGACCCTGTCCTTAGTGAGCGACCAGGGTTTGGCGATCAAGACCACGTTCTTTACGACGTCTACCATAAGCCCAGTCTTCTCCTCCGAGCCTCTGAAGTCTTAATTTGGCCGATCGTTGAGGAATTCATCAAACGCGGACCTTCAGGGCAAGCTATAGTCTTGGTTGAGGCGTTGATGAAGGGGGTGGTGGGGTACCCTGTCCGAGCCATCGCTATGTCAAGCTTTGTGTCGTGTGCGCTCACAGCTTTACCGTTCCCCCACGCCGTGGCTGTTCACGCCTTGTGGAACCTGGTGGTGGGTTTGGAGTGGCGAGCCAACCCACTTTACGCGGCCGCCTTGGCCGGCCCGATGTCAATTGCGGCCATCGGGATGAGTCGAGATTGCCTAAGAACCATAACACCTGGGCCTGAGACCACGGCCAAGCGTACGACACTGGACGTGTGGCGCGAGAGGCGCAATTTCCAACAGATGGGCCCAGTTGTGGAAGAACGTACCCCCTTCGTCCCCAGCTCGAGCACTGACAACGAATGGGCCGCAGTGGCTGGCCGCTTATGTTTACCCCATGACTCTGCCACGTCCGATGTAACACAGGAGGGCAAAGAACATTGGTCCAAATTGTTACCCCGATTCCACGATTTCCGTGATAAAACCTGGGATTTGCTTTATGGGACCTTCAAATTGAAGAGCCTTACCACGTCGCAGTGGCTCCGCCGCTACAATGCCTCGCAACGGGAGATTTTTGAGACGGCCCTTGATGAGTACCGACAAGACGGGTTCAGCCGTCATCTTGCGACCCGCCATTCAGGCTTTGTCAAAATTGAGAAGACATTTAAGGAGGATTTTGTGCCACGTCTTGTTGAGACCTGTTCGCCTCATTTTCAGGCAGTGGTTGGTCCCCTCACAGTGGCGGCCTCTAAAGCCCTGAAGAAGTTGTGGAATGTGACCAAAGCGGTGTGTTACGCCCCTGGAGCCAGTGCCGAGGACCTCGGGGTCTGGTTCACTAAGGCCTCAGCGATCCCCCAGGTGCGGTTCTGGAAGTTGGACCGGAATCGTTTCGACGCCAACTTCCGCAAAGCTTTGCTCGACAGCAAGCTTAGGAGGTACCGCCGCCTCGGCTTTCCCAAGCGCGCCCTGCGGTTTTTAGCGGCCAGCAATGCCCATAATGTGGTGTTCACCCGTGGTGGCGTTTTCGGCCACACGGTCGGTAGAGTCATAACGGGCAACCCTGACACCACTTATGGCAACACCACCACCGCTCTGGTAGTCCAACTGTATTGCTTGTGGGAATACGCTGTGGGCCTCGGGCTCGAAGCCGAGTTCTT